ATAGGAGGAAGAGACTCTGCAAATATTTTAGCAAGTAGGTTAAATTCTATTCTTTGTGCATAATGCATCCTTTTGTGAATAGCACTCATAACTTTAGTACCACGTTCCATAAGAGCCATAGTTGTTCCTACAGGGTTATTACCCCCCATATTTTCACCTGTTGGCTGATCTGCTACAGTAGCAAATTTAGTTGCCGCAGCTACTGCAAATCCTAACAATTGAAATAAAGTAGCACTTGGTTCTTTATAAGGTAGAGGAATTAAACCTTCTCGTAAATTTCCTCCTGGAGCATCTACATCTCTAAATTCTCCTGGTTGCAAAGGACTATCATCATCTTTAATTCTAAGTCCTCTTGCTTTAAAACCAGCAGGGAGGTTAGCTAAAGTACCCGCATCAATTAATTGTCTAAGAGCTGAAGTTGCTGTTCTAGTTAAACCACCTAACATATGAATTAAACCAAACCCATAAAATCCTAATCCTGGAAGAAATTTAAAGTGAACAAAATATTGTTCTTTTTTCATAAAAGAATCATTTTCTTTATAGTTCCTGTAAACAGATAAAACTTTTCCTGAACCTTCGTCCATAGTTACAATGTAAGGATATTTAATTCCATCTTCACTTTCAAATCCTGGAAGATCTAGTTCCACATGAACTTCTAATAAAGTAAATTCTTCTGTGTTATAACCAACTTTTCTAACTCCTTGTAGTTCTCTTTCTTTTGTTAAAACAGGGTTATCTTCATGAGATACTTGTAATTCTATATCTTTATAAAAACCTTGAACTTGTAGTTTACGAATATCATTTTTATTTTTTTTAAGAACATGTGTTACTCTTTCAGCCGATTGCAAATCCGTAGCTGTGTAAGGCACTAGAAGATCATCAGCAGGAACAAATTTAGAAACAGCTCTTCCTAAAGTAGTATCAAAATAAACTTTTTTAAATGCTGAACCCGCAAGAGGTAGATGAAACAACATTTGATCTAATTCAGGATCATATTCCTCCATTACCTGCATAAGCTGATAATTCATAAATTCAGATACACGCTCCGCTTGTTGCTGTTTAAGTATATCTTCTTTTCCTATAATTTGAGTACGAACAGGGCCACCCGCAGGTAATAATTCTCTGTACGCTTGAGCTTGAAATTGTGTAACAGCTTCTGCTAACACAGGGTGACTAACATTACTTGCTCCTTGGAAAGGTTGTGATCTTTCCGTATATTTAAATCCTAATAAACTTAATCCTTTTGTATATGTTTCTTCCCAATCTTTTCTTGAAGCTTTATCTTCTTGATATCCTTCTAAAAGATCACTAGAAACTTCCAATAAATCTTGTTCATCCATAAACTCAGCAAGGTTAGATGAAAATTCTATTTCTTGGTCTATCTCTTGTTCACCGATAATGGCAGAACCATCTTCCAGCATTTGAATATCACTAGGTGTTTCTTCCACAGTAACATCTACAAGACCCATATTTTCTACTTGAGTTTCAGATATTTGTTCTTGCGCTCTATATATAGAATCTTTCTCAATAGCCATTTCTTTCCTTATTTGTAAATTTTATTTAGTTGTAACATTTCTTTAGTAAAAGGAATAGCAAAAACAGGAGAAGATTCAAAGCTTTTATCTACACTTTTTTTAACTTTATATCTGCCTCCTTGGCTATCTACTAAATCATTAGCTATATTCTCTGCTTGTCTATAGGTATCACCCATTCCTACTACATCACCAGTTGTTTGATCAATAATTTTATATACAGTTAAATTTCTAGGCGTATTCACAGCGACATTAGCAATAATCATTTTTGAATTATTAGTAGTAGCTAGTTTTCTCAAAGTTCTTTCCATATCAGAAGTATAGTGACCTCCTACTTTACCTGCTTCTTCATCCCATGCTCTAGAGTTGGGTCCTCCGTAAAACTCATGAGTACCTACACCAGCATACTCTTTATTTGGTAAAATACCTTTTGTTGTATTAATATTTTCTCTTAACGCAGCCATGTAATCTTCCATCCTAGCTTCTTTATCTCCTTTTCGTAAAGCTATATCTGTAGCGGTTGAACCCTTTTGACTCCAAGCAGATGCTACCATGTCTCCTGAGGCTGTACCTAAAGCCGTAGGAGCACTAGGATCTTTTTCTACAAATAATCTATAAGCACCTTCATATAATTGTTGTTTAATAACCGCATCACTCCAAGCACTTCTATCTTTTAACGGTACATCGGGATAAAGAGCTTTCATTAATGTATTATTAATTTTTTCTGCCATGGATTCAATAATTTCAGTTTGTCTTGGTTTAAAATTCTCATACATAGCAAAATCTTGAGAAGTTAGTTCATATGGTCTTTTTTTACCCATTGCAGTAAATTCTTTTTGAAACGCCATGAGTTCTTCAAATTGAGGCATTAATTCTAATTTTGTTTCTCCCACAGGACGGGCTACACTACTATTATCAGAAAAAAACTGTAAAAGATCACGTTGAACTCCTTCTTGCATAGCATCCATAGAGATACCTTGATCAGCCATTACTTTAAGTTTAAGAGCAAGTTCTCTTGATTTTCTTGTAGCTGCTTGTGCAATATCGGATTGTATTTCGTCAAGAAGCGTAATTGTAATATTTTCAGGAGTAACATCTTTTACTAACTCTAATCTTTTTTCTTCTCCTACGAACTGTGATTGTAATTTTTTTAACTGTTTATTTTTTTGTACAATTTGTGCATCTATTGCTTTTTTTGCTTTATCGTAAGAAAGTCTTCCACCTGACTTATCTACTAAATCCTTTACCGCTTGTGAGATACCATCAACATCATCGGCTTTCATGTTAGTTAAAGGATCATCAACTAAGCTTTGTATTTTACCTTCTATTTCTTGTAATTTTTTTGTATCAGTTAATCTCAAAGGATTAATAAGTTCACCTGTTGCTTTATCTACAATTTCACCTGGATTTACTATAGCAGGTCTATCCGTTGCTCTCCCCCATGCAATTGTGTAGTTATCTCCAAATTCATGTTGTCCTGTTCCACTAGGCAATGTTCCTGGATCACCTCTAAATTTATCGGCATCAATTTGTAAAACTCTTTCTCTGTATGTGCCAGGAAGATAACCAGGTTTTAAACCAGCGCTTGCAAACTTAGGTTCTTTAAATAAAGGATCTCCTTTAGTAACTGCGGGACGAATTACGTCGCCGTTATAATTTGTATTAGCCCCAATATCTTTTTTAGCTACATTTATTTTATCTGATCGAAAACCATAACCATCTGTTGTTAATTGATTAAGTGGTGATTCATTTGTAATATTAATAATATTTTCGGATAAAATTGGTTCTCTATTTTTTGCTTGCGTTGAGATATATGCACCTATACGTGCATCATCTATTTCATTTTCCCCAATACCATTTGCAGTCATGTACTCACGAAATTCTTTTTCTGTATCAAATTTAACAGGGGATACTGGTTTAGATAAGGATAATTCTAAATTAGAATAAAAAACTTCTCCTGGAACAGTAGCGGTAGCTTCTGGGCCAAGTTCATTTAATTTTGCTTGTTGTTTAATAGTAGGGGAAAAAATCTCTGCTGTTGATATATCTTCTTTTAAATATGGTTTTGGTTTTCCAAACATCTTGCTAAAGAAACCGCCGCCCACGGCATACTGAACGTCCGCTGCGTTTACTATACCACCGCCTGCTAGTTCTAAATAAAACTTAGAAGAATCTTTGTTTTCTCTTTTAAAAGCTCTCTTTGCTAGATTTATTTCTCTTGCAGTCATTTCCCCTTTAAGTATTTCTTTTGTATTAGGTTGTTTTATTGTTCCAAAAATAATCTCATCATAGTTATCATATTCAGGTCTAGCAACAATTTTATTTTTAATAAGCCATTCGTAGTCTACATCTTCTAGTTGAGGAAATCCTGCTTTAGGATCATTCAGTTTTGTACCTATAAAGACATCTTTCATCTCTTTCATTATTCTTTTAGAATTTTTTACATCTTTATTTTTTATGTATGTTGCTAAAGCTCTTTCTAAATCAGGTTGTAAAACGGTATTAACGGTAGCTCCTAATAATTTTATATCGTCGGCGTTCATTCCTTGAAACTGTGATGCTACATCTCCTGGAGCAAGACTCCTATCATTGTGCGATCGTTGAATAATAATAGGAAGTTGTTTTCCATTCTCATCCATCATTAAAGCATTATTTGTAAAATATTTTTGAAGAGTAGGATCACTATTATAATATTCTTGTAAAGCTATTCGTGCTCTAGATTTCTCATCAAACGTTCCGCTTTTTAATTTTTTTATATCTATACCTTGAGAAGAAAAAAATTCATTAACTCTTTCTAGTGTAGGAAATTCTTTTTTATCTAATGATCTGGTTATAGTAGAAACATAACCTCCTGGTTTTTCTCCCACTAATTCTGATACTTGTTTTTGTAAAGATTTTTCTTCTACTGTTGACCCCTTAGATATTGTATCCAAAGCCCAATCTACTCTTCCTGCCTTAGTTTTAGAGTTTCCATGTAAAAGATAATTCATCTGTTTAGAGTTTAATCCCTCAGGAAATATATCTGGGTTTTTTTCTACAATTGCATTTAATTCTTTATTTTTCCATTGTGAAGGAAGGATAGCTTTACCGTCTTCTTTAGGGGCTGCATCATAAATTGGTTTTAAATGATCAGCGATTGCTTTTCGTTTTTCATTATTGGCTATCTCTTGATAGGTTGGGCCTCTTTTAAACTCAGGGCTATAATTGCCTTGACCCACACCTTTTTCTCTTACTTCTTTTCCAAGACCAGTAACAGGTTTTGCTGCAAAGCTAACACTTTCTGGTTTTCCATAAATATCAGTATACCCTTTTTCTTCCATTGACTTGTTAGTTATATCCTTAACCTCTTGAATGGTTGGTTTATTCGAAAGCTTGTTAATTGATTCATCTATTTGTTCTGCATTAGATTTTATTTTTACTTCACTAATATCCTTTGGAGCGTTCTCATCATATTTAAACATATCGTCCACAGGTTCTTGACGTGTGCTTCTATATTTATCTAACTCACTCTTTGGTGTTTGCATTGCACCCATACTTCTATCAAAATCTATTTTTACTTTTTCAACATCATTTTTAAAAATTACGTCATCCATATTTTTAAAATAATTTGTAATGTCTTTACTGGATTTCATTAAAGTTTTTCGTACTGCGCCAAAAATAGGTATAGTATCAAATGGTAAAATTCTTATCCCTATTCTTTCTTTCGCTGTTAAATCATTATAAAAATCTGCTCCGTTGTCTAATTTATCTAAACCTGTTTTTGCATCCCCATAGATAAATTCTCCTGCGGCTTGCACCGCTATTTTTGCTCGTTCAGGTGCTCCTGTTATTCCTGGAGCTGTATTCTCTACAGAATTTTTTGTAGGAATAATATTAGGTGTTAAAATATCTAATAAGCTAGCCCCAAAAAGACCTTGTGTATTAGCTAAATTCCCAAATTCTTTTGTGACCGTATCATAACTTCTTCCTATAGTTTTTGCTGTAT